TTTTGTGGATTTTAGATAGTGCCCTGTCGTTTGGCTTATACTCTACCTTAGGAGCAGTAGGTGTCCAGCCGTCTCTGGAATAAATTTTATTTCTCCTATCTCTTTGAGGGTCTATTGTATCTCTACCAAAAACAACCGTAATGTCGCCATACTCACTGTGCCCCATATCAACCTTTGTTATAGCAATAGACGGCATAGGAAAGCCGCCGAGCTGCAATACTTTTAAGAGGCTTGTCTCGGAAAGATTATGTAAAGCGACGAGGTTTTTTGTTTGTTCTACCTCGCCCGTAATATTTTCGCCGTCAACCGTCAGAGCATAACGCTTTTTACCACTTTTTTTGCCGTTCCTATTGACATTTTCCGAATTTTCGGCTATACTGTCAGTAGTGAGGTTTCTGCCGTTCGTTTCGGGCGTTCCTGCAAGAGTTTCGGCACTTGCTGACGGTGTACGACCCTCACTATTTTCAACAATCCAAGCACTCTTTAACGTAAGGGTGCTTTTTTTCGTTGATGTAATAGTAAGAGCGACATTTTTGCCGTCAATCTCTTTCGTAAATTTCAAAGCCACGCCGTTTTTGTCGGAAACTCTTGTAACATCGGTAGGCTCAATGACGGTCTCAATGATATTCTCGATGTTTTTGTATGTTACGGGTATCTGATGGCGCGGTGCCTCCGTGCGCGTGGTACCGTGCGAATCGAAAATATGCGCGATAAAATTGCTTGCCAAAACAAAGTCATAGCCCTGTATGTCTATGCCTGTTTTTCTCTTTACCATATCGGCGGTAGAATCGTTTACAATTCCGATGTGTAGCCGCTTTACGGGCGAAATACGGTCAGACGACTTTATGAAATCCATAATGTCGTCGTAATTCCGCGAGACGGTATCTCCCTCTCTGCTCTCGATGTGGCGTTTTCTTAATTCGTTGTATTCACCGAGCTTGCCTAACGCCTCTCGCAAAGCGTGGCGCGTTCCCGTGTCCGTCTCGGTCGTCGCGTCAAATAGCTTGCGTACCGACAAATCGTTTGTGATGGTCGGGCTGTATCTCGTCTGCGTGGCGTACTGATTAAAGAATTTCTGATATTTTTTGAGTAGAGCATTAGCCGCACGGGATAATTTCTCGTTTGAGCTGTAATCGGTCTTAGACCTTTTCAGGAACGAAAGAAGTTTGTCCTTAAACGAGGGCTTATCGGATATAATCCGTTTCAGAGCCTCAGAGTTGCCGAGCTCACGCTCAACGAAGTGCGCCGCAAGCTCCTCTCTAAGTTCTATATAGTCGTTTTTGGTAAAATCCACCTTACCGTTAAGAAAATCCTGCATTGTAACGGACTTTCCGTTCACAATCCGACCATCCACATACGGCGTTAAGATGTCAATCTGTTGCTCCATTGATAAGCCTTTGACAGCAACGGTAAAAAATTTGTTAAACGCCTTAGGATTTCTTATTACTGTCCTGTTCCCAATTTTTTTGGCTCCGATAATACCGTGTGTAAATTCGTGCAACAAAATTTTAGCTGCTGTACGGGCTTTCGGGTTACTTGCAATTTCACGATTGACAAGTATTTTTTCGTCGCTCATACTATACCCAGCGTCTGCGCTCTTGTCTCCTCTCCTCAGGTCGTCTGCGCTCACAAACTCGATATTTACGCCTGAGCGAGCCGCAACGCTGGCGTAAAGTATTTGGTCTGCCTCGCTCACTCCTGCCGCTCTTGCCTGCCTCAGCGTCTGTCTGACAGCCTGCTGTTGCGCCCCGACAAGGTTTTTATAATCTGGAACGTTCTCACGGGCGAAAGTATCAATTTCCTGCGTCTGCTGTTGCGACAAATTCTGTACATCGGAGCCCGTCTCGGTTGCGGAGGCGGCGGCGTATATTTCTTTTATTACCCTGTTAGCCTCAACCTTTGTAAGCGGCTTAGAGGCTATATCTCTGGCGTAGTCGTACACAAGGTAGGTATCGCCCTTTTTGACGATAGCCACGCTTGCGTCTCCGAACTTATAACGCACCGCCCCGTCCTGCTTTATGGAGCCAACATACTTAGGTAAGCCCTTTTTGGATATTTCAAGTTTACTGAGCTCTTTAATCTCGTTACGCTCTGTGATGTATTGGTCTAAACCGCCGTTAGTGGAATATTCCACAATGCGGCTCTTTAATTCGTCCGCCGTAACGGTCGCCCAATCGGTAATACCCAATCTCTCTCCGACATCACGCTTTTGCGCCTCCGTAGCGGTCTCTACAAAGTGATTGAGGTCTGCCTGATTAAACAACTGCTCGCCTCTGAGCGTCTGCTGAGAGAAACGGGCAGCGTCCATATTAAGCCGTCCTGCCGCCGACATAACAGCGACATCACGCAACGCCTCATTTGTCCTCATAGCCTCAGAGAGAGACTTACGGTATGCAGGCGTTCCTCTTTCGCCCGTAACGCCCTGAGTAAGCATTTCAACGGTTACAGCCTCGCCCTTAGAGGTTTTATATCCGATGTCATTAAGGCGTTTTACAGTGGTCGCTGTGTCCGCCAAAATTGCGTCTGCGTTCTGGTTTACGACGATAGAAAGAGGTGCTGCCGTATTAGCTTTGCTGAGTACACCGACGAGCATTTTCTGTTTTGCCGTCTTAATCTCGCCGTTTGTCTTTGTCAGGCTTTCCTGTAACTCACTGAGCGTGTTTACGACAAAATCAACCTGAGCGTTGCCTGATTGATTTACGCCCTCAGTTTCGGCAATCGTTGTGGCAAGGTCTATAACGCCCTTTGCTCCGCCTTTGCTGTTGATTTTACTGCCGCTGAAATAGTTTACAGTGTTGCGAATAGAAACATCGGCACCGCTCATAATGGCACCGCTAAGACCGCCTACGAGAGCCGCATACGCCACCTGTTGAAATGTTGCGTTTTCAGCGTTAGGGTCATAAGTTAAGCGTTTCCAAACAGGGTCAATCAGTTCCTGAACACCCTCCTCAAACGCCTCGCCAATAAAGCCCTTTATCATTGCTTTACCAAGCGTTTGACGGGCGGCGGATTTCGCAATTTGCTTTCCTACCTGCTTTGCCCCCTCTTTTGCCGCACTTGCCGTAAAATTTTTAACGATGGTACCAGCACCAAAACCAATAGCGTCAGTAACACCCTCCATTGCGCCCTCAGTAAAGCCAGACAGGGCACCGTAGCCCCACTCTTTGCCCGTGAGCTGTCCTGTTTCTTTGTATGCCTCTTTTGTAGCTGTACCTGCGGCTCCTAAACCTGCAATTAAGCCTGCCGTTGCGCCCGTGATAAGTTGTACCGCAATAGGCGAGGCAGCACCGCCAGAGAAATATGTAATCGCCGCTCCAACCGCAATAGAGGCAAGTGCAGGAACGCTGGTACCTACACCGCCTGCCACATCGCCCACTACTCGCCAACCGTCAGAGGGATTATACCACTCGTCTGCGTGTCCGTAGTTTACCCAATCGTTTGCCATCTGTTGCTCCGCCCAATCGTGAGCTCCGAATAAATCAGCCAAGCCGCCAGCGGTAAAATCCCAAATGCCCTCTATACTCTGTAAAAAGCCGAGACCAAGTTTTTCAAAGGCGTAGCCTATACCGCCGAAAAATCCGCCGTTGTCTTTCGGTTTGTTTTGCTCCTGATAATATTCGTCAATGAGCTTTCTGTTTTGCTCTACCTGTCTCTGTTGAGAATTGAACAGGGAGGCGGTTTTTATTTCTGTTGAGCTCTGAGCCTGCGCAGAGGACAAAGCCCCTGCGCCTGCGCTACTCTTAAATAATCCGTTAGCCATAAATAAATCCTCTTAGCTTGCTTATGAGATGTCGTAAACAGTGCCCGTATAGGTGTCTTTTAGTTTTTCCAGAGCACCACGCCCCAAGTAATCGTTTACCCAGCCCAAATCGCCGTTATCGAGCTTAACATACGGTCTGCCGTTGACGATAAATACCTGTCCTGAGCCTGCGTTTTTATAGACATCGGTATTAAATACAGCGTTGCCTGAGCTCTTTTTCATTGTCTTGCTGTTTACGCCGTAAGTAACCGTAACCTTGCCGTCAGGCGTGTTGAGCGTAACCGTACTGCTATGTGCGTTATAGCCCGAATTAACATCAGACTTATAGTGCTTAGCCTCGTAGCCCTTAAACGATTTTTCGAGCTTGCTTTTCGTCTCTGCCGAGAGCCAGCTATTACGCATAATTTCCTCATAATCTTTCTTAGCTGTCTCGTAACTGTCGTAACTATCAAACGCATTGCTGGCGGTGTTAATGTCGTCGTTCCACGCTTTTTTAAGGCTTTCGTAGTGTTCCTTAGAGAGATTGCCTGCGTTATATGCGTCGTCAACGCTCTTAGTCGAGGACAGCGTTCCCTCCGTAATTGCGGCGAGGAAATCATTGTAAAAGTTTTTCTGATAACTCTCTCTGATGTCGGCAACATCTTTGTCGGTTGCGCCCATACCTTTAAGCGAATCAAGGTAAGAATCAATGTTAGACTCGGTAAGGCTACCCTGATTGATAGCTTCAAGCGCACCCTGTTTGAGCGCAGCCTGTTTTTCGCTTTCGCTCTTTGCTTTCGTTTCGGAAACAATACCCTGCAACTCTTTAATTTGTGCGTCTGAGAGCCCGTATTCTCTGCCGATTGCAGCGACGCTTTCCTCTGTATAGCCAGAATCGGGATTAAGAGCACCCTCCCAGAGCGAGGCATAGATTGAGCCCTTTTTCTCCTCCTCAGCCGCCGCCTTTTCTTTTTCCTTTTCCTTGTATTCGATTTCGCTCTTATTCAGTTCCGAAAGAGCGTCCTCATAGGTCGCCATATTCTGAGCCTTAGCTGCCTGTTCGGTTACATTCGCCTGCTGTACATCGGCTCTCTTTTGAGCGTAAGCCTGAGCGTTCAGATAATCGCTATATCCACCGCCCTGTAAGCCCATCTGCGCCAAATTCTCGGCATTTGTGCCGTAGCTTGCCATATTCTGTGCGTAAGAGGCTTGTGCGTCCACTGCCGCCCGTTCCTTAGCCGCCTCCGCTTGTCTATCCGCCTCTGTTTTTCTCTTATCTAAGAGCTCTCTCTGCTGTTCCAGATATTCCTCGTATGTTGCAGGCGTTTCCTTAGCCGCCTCCGTCTGCGTTGCCTGCGTCGTGTTTGTCTCAGGCTTTTTTGCCGTTGCTATGGGCGTTGTGGCGGAATCGCCAGCCTTAGGCAGACTTTGAAATTCCGAATATTTTACCTGACTGGCGACTGTCGGCAACTTTGTAACACCGAGACCGCCCGTTGTAGGCTTTGCGCCACCGTTAAAGGTTGTATTGACCGCTCCATTACCGCCAATAATTGCCCCCTCTTTCGTTACTCTGCCCGTGGAGCCGCCTCCTACGCCACCAGCACCACCATAAATAGGCTTGACGACGGAGCTGTTGAATTGACTTGATATATCAGGCATTTTCACTGACGGACTTACGCCGCCGAAAACGCTACCGTATATGGGCGTATTCTTTGAGGGAGAGCCCGTTAATCCTGTCGGCAATTTCGGGTTTAACGCCGCTATTCCGTTTGCATAGGTGCCGCCCGTAGTCGGCTTTACTTTCGTTACGCTCTCGTAACCACTCCCTGTGCCTGTTAAATTTGCCCCGTAGATGTCTTTATTCAAAACAGATTTTACCTCCATTATTGATTGCCTCCTGCGTTAAAATTATTTAGGTAGTCGATATATCCCTCTGCGCCGTCCGCTCGGTTTTGCTCCGCCGCCACTTGCTCGCGTAGGTTAGCGTTTTCGCCTTGCGCCGCCGCCAACTGTTCCTGCATTTGCTGTTGTTGTGCCTCGATTATGTCGCGTATGCGTTCCACCATATCCCGTGCGTCGGGGTAATGATGTTTCTCCATCTGTTGCCAGAAAATGAGCAATGTCTGTATATCCTGAGGCGAGCCATAGCAACCGTTTTGAAAGTTTAAGCGATTTTCCTGCCAGATGGTCTCTCTTGATTGCTCCACATCGCCCGTTGCGTCCGTTCCGAACAGGTATTGAGCGTTGTAATAATACTCGCCGTTTTCGTCGCGCTCAATAAAATCGTATCTGTTAAATTGCGCGTTCTGCAACCTGCCCGTCGCGTCGATATACGATATAACGCGAGGCTCGTCTGCGTAGGCAAGGAAATACTGAAATATAATCTCGTCTATTTCGGCGTATGCGGCGTTTTTCATACGGCGTTTACTGTCAAGCCGCCCTGCCGCCTGCGCAACCTGAATCTGCTTTGCTTTACCACTCTGCGCCGTATTATCCGCCTGCCCCTGATAACTGTCGGTAATACCCAAAATACGCTTAGCGTGTTGATATATTCGCTCTGCCTGCTCCATATCCTGCTGTACCGATACCTGTAAATCAATACGGTTAAACAGTTTGTAATTGTTCTGACCGACTTTGATAACATTCTCGTAGAGCGTCTCGTCGAATTGCCCTGCGTAATCATCGGGTGCCGTAGGATATACACCTGCTCGCATAAGTTTCGTGATTATGCGGCTTTCCAGCTTATTGATAGCCTGCTGTTGCGGACGCACAAACTCGCAGTCGCTCTGTCCGAAAAGACTGTCCTCCTGAGAGGTATTTCTCCGAATAACGATAGGAAACTTTGTAGGCGTAAAGTACGGTAGTTTTGTCTGTTCCATCTTAGGCACCTGTACATCTGCGCCGATGGGGAGCATTACGCCGTTTATCTCGTCCATAAGGACATTACCCATCTCGTCCTTAGCTTGCTGGCGTTGCGTCTCCATAACGACCTGACCGTCTTTTATGACCTCAGAGCTGGCGCGGATAAATGAGCCGTCCGAAAGCTGTATGTCGTGGTCTAACAGTTCGTACTCGTCGTCCTGCATTTCGTAATCGGGCTTATCGCACTCGCAAAGCTCTTTACGCTTGCCGCAATGCTTACAGATATACTTTTTACGCGAATAGTAATCCTCGATGTCGCGTAATTCGGTATCTCCCGACCAGATGTATTGACAGATTCTGTCCTTTTCGTCTTTGTAATAGCAAACAACGACGGTAGCCGTCTCGTCGTTCTCGGTACCGTTTTCGCTCTCGGTCTCGTCTGCCGTTTCGACGCTCACTCCGTACTTACGCACTAAGTCCTCTTTGGTCGTCTCAAAGGAAATAAAGCAGTATTCCATATCGTCGATGTCGAATATGTGCGGCTGTCCGACAAAATGCGTCGGAGCCCAAATCGTAACTTTGACATCGCCCACGGTGTTATGCGTTTTAATCGAATTATCCCACTCGACAAGCCAGATTGAGCCGCCGTATATAGGCGAATATCTTTCGTCGATGTCGTTCATTTTCTCGAACGGGAGACGGTTGCGCTTGTTTCGGAGCAGTCGTTCGACGCTCTTTGCGTTTCTGTCGTTCCTTTCGGAATAAATCTCAGGCGTTACAGCCGTAGTCGGCAGATAACTCGAAAATTGGCTCTCGATAAGCTCATAGGTAATGTTCCTGCCCGTCGTCGCAGGCGTATCGGAGCCGTCGATTTCCAGACTGCCCTTGTATTGATTATTCCATTTTGCAAAGTCCTCCGTCAAACCGTCCATTTCGCCCTTGGCGTTTGCGTAAAGGTCTTTGAAAAAGTCTAATTTGTGTTCCTTGTCGATTTGCATTATAAGGGTAAACCTCCTTTGCGTTTAATTATTAAATCCCGTTCCTCTTGCGTAGTTGCCCGTCTGTAATCTTCCAACTCGTCAGGGCGGTATTTCACGCGCTTGTCTTTCGGAGTAGGCGCAGGGCGCGTCCAATAGATGGCAAAGTATCTGAGTGCGTCAGGGCTATGCGTTATATCGTGTGGCTCTGTCGCGCAGTCGGTGGGCTTTTTCTCGTCGCGCTGTAATTCGGGCAGATGTTTTATAAGCCGTTTACAGTTCGTGAATATGTGTAGTCTCGGATTGCCGTTTGCGTCCTTTTTCAAAAGCTCTTTGATAGCAAGCCAGCCTGCCTCGCGGTCGTTGTTCGATTGTGTAAGCGTCAAGCCTGCCTCGTCAAACAGAATCGCCTTGCTCTTGCCTGTCTCTTGGCTCCTGTTCCATAGGTCGGGTGGTGCAAGCGTCAGGTAAATATCCTCGTCGTCGGTCGTCATATCGAGCATTTTATGGGCGGCGGTCGATATAGGCAGGTCGCTCTGACAAAGCTCTTTGTACACATAGGCGTTATGCAGAGTATCAACCGCTATCCAATAGCAAGCCAGCATATCAAGCCCGTAGTCAAACGCTCTGTACCGCCGCCAATCCGCAGGAATCACAAACGGCTCGCAGGTGTGCACGTTTCGGTCAAACTCTCCGAAATACTGCGCCTCGCTTACCTCCCAGCTACCGTACCGCCAGCGTTTCCGCATATCCTCAGGCAAGGAATCAAGCTGTTTTACATAATCGGGGTCGGTCTCCATAAGGATTTTGTTGTCGTCCACGAGCGATTGAATAAACATATAGTCGTCGGGATTCTCGTTAGGCTCATACTCACGCGACACAAACAGCCGCTTTACCCACAGAAAGCCCACGCCGTCTGGATTGCAAGTCAGATACATTCGTTTCGGAAAATTGTTCGCACCACGCAGACAGGCTTTCATAACATTGAAAACAAGCTCTGTGAACTGCGTAGCCTCCTCTAAGAAAATGACATCATACTCTTGCCCCTGATACTGCAAAGCGTCGTTTTCGTTTGCAAAATAGCAACACTTAATGCGGCTCCCGTTCCTAAACACAAACGCCTTGTCTTGCTCTTTGTACTCGGCAAAGCTCGGCGGCAGGTCGGCTTTCAACGGCAAAATGTGGTTGTCGCGCAGGTCGGCGTAGGTCTTGCGGATAATGAGTATCTTTATGCCAGCCCACTTAATCGCAAGTCGTTTTGCTTTCTCGCGCACACCCCAGCTCTTGCCGCCGCCTCTCGCTCCGCCGAACGCAACAAATTTACGACGCGCGAGGAAAAACTCTCTTTGCTTTGGCTGTGGCTTGCCGAGCCGAACAACAACCTCTACCGCCATTAGTTACTCTCCTCGTCGATGTCGTCTCCCATCACAACCTTGTATGTAACATCGCTCTTTACTTGCTCTGCCATACCGTGGTTATTCGTGAGCAGGAACTTTGAGAAATTGCCGTCGTATTGCTTGTTGGTACCGTTCACGAGCAGGATTTCCTTTTGCTTTTCAAGGGCTCGCGCGTATGCGGTGTCAAAATGGGGGTGTTCTTTACGCCAATTTGTCAGCGTTCCTACCGTTACACCGATAGACCAAGCAAAGCCCTCGAATGTCGGCAGTCTCGCAGGAATCACTTGTACAGGACGCTTGCCTTTCAGGTCTCCATTCGGAAAATAAAACTCCTCGTAGATAATCTGGGGCTCAACGGCAGTAAAAAACTCGATTAACTTGTCGCAGTATTCCTCCTTGTACTTGCAGGGTATGTCGTGGTCTTTCTTAAAGCGTGTTGACTTTCCTACCGTGTTGCCTTTCTTAAATTGCCCAGAGTTAGGCTTACGCTCTTTTTTGGGCGTAGTCTCCGTTTTCTTTTTTCGTGTTGTCTTTTTGGGTGTATCGCTCATTTTATCACTCCCTGAATAAATAAAATAAGCCCCACTCACTCTGAGCAGGGCTCTAACCTCTAAGGGTATTGGCACTGTATTAAGTTTATCATAGGATTAACTCAAAATTGTACCCGAAAATTCTAACAGGCTTTTCTCCTAATATACTTACTACATATAACGTACTTATATATATAATATATTATATAATATACTTAGTCTGTTATACAGTATAGAGCAACTTACACTTGCGCCTGCATAAACAACATCAATCGCTGTTGCCGCATAATGTAGACCATTCTCAATTTTTCGCAGATGTCTCTGTATTCGGCATTAAGCCTGCGATTGTCGGGGTCGTGCTCTATCTTTACCAGAACATTGTATTTTGCCTCGTTCAGCTCGATTTCAAGCTCTCCGAACATATCCTCCGCCCTGCCGATTTCGTCAATCCAATCCATCAATTTTTGCGCCGTCATAGCCGCCTCCCGAATTATCCACAATGTCGAATATAGACATTTGGCTGTTGATTAAATCAATCTCACGATTTACGCTGTCGAATGTTCGCCCGTACTTAAAGCCTTTGCTCACAATCTCGGTATCGTGGGATAACATTTCAAGCTCCGCCCACAATTCAGGGTACTGTCTTTTTAACGCCGCAAACTCTTTCACGGAACAGTTCGGACAAAACCAGCAACCGCCCCGACAGCGTTCCTCGTAGATGGGCGATAGCAAGCCATATCTGCGGCACATCGAATACGTTTCACTCTCGATTATTCCGTTTTCGGCAAGTAAGCTCCTGCTATTCGGTTTTAACCTTTGCAGGCGTTCTGGCTCGTCGGCGGCTATGCCTATAATCTGCTCGTGCTCGCCTACGTTCTTGTAAAACTCTCGGATAGGACGCATTTTCAATCGGTCGTTTGCCGCGCACATACCGCCTAACAGCCAGCCGACTTTCTTTCCGTTGCGTTCGGCGGTCTTACTGTTCTGTATGCGCGTATTGAAAAGTGTTATGTAGTCTGATTCCGCTTGCAAAACTTTGACTTTATACCCCAACCTTTCGATAATCGGTATTGCCGTTTCATACACCCACTTTATTTGCTTTGGATTCTCGCCACTTATGTTTCGGGAACGGTCAAACATAACCTCGCTGAATATGATACCGTCAAGATGTATTCCTTTCTCGTGAGCGATAATAATGCTCGCTGAGCTGTCCTTACCGCCGCTCCAAGATAAATAACGCTCCATAATGCCCTCAGATAAGCAATAGCCCTCTGGCTATTTCGTAAATCGCTTTGCGCTTGCGTTTGTAGTACGAATTGTGCGACATACACCATTGACTTTGGCTCCTGTCGTAGCCGCGATTCTCCGCTATGTCGTTAAGAAAATGCTGTCGGCATACCTCCTCGATGTCGGTCAGAGCCTTGTCGATGGCGGCGTTCGTGGCTATGTATGCGTTCAGAGTTTCGGCGGACACCGAGCCGTCGCGTATGCAAAGCTCCTTACGGGAATAATCGGCGCATTGCGCCCGTACAACCTTTACAACGCCGCTCGGTAACTCGTACTTATAAAATTGTCTCGGTCGCCCTACGGGTCGTCCGCTTGCTACATACGCCATCTGTACGCCTCCTTAGCCCTTGTTTTCTTTCGCCTCTGCCAGCACCTGCGCCATATATT